AACCATCTTGCAGCTTTTGCTGGACCAACAGTTCGTACATATTCAAAAGCTCTGTCTAATAATTCTAATTCTTTTTCTACAGGTTCGTAACTTTTTGAATCTTCCGATAACTTGTATCCAAAAGGTATAGTACTAGAACTTCTATTTACTCTTTGCATGAGCAATCCTCACATTGACCTTCCTCTGTACAAGTACAGTTTTCACAGGTACAATCTTCACACTTTTCCCAAGTAGCTTTCCAGCCATCTTCTACTACTAACTTTTCTATCATTTTTGAACTAAGCTTCCTCCAAAGTATAATCCTACAATTGCAGACATTAAATGTGTATCTAACGGTGTAATAACAACACCTGTAAATATCTTATCCATAACCACTTCTTTTTTATCTACAAGAAACCAAAATCCGGGTTCAAACTCTGTCCATGTAAGAACTACATTGGTATCAAAGAATACAGGAACAAGTTTTGGATAAGCAATAATCATGAACACAGCAGTTAAAGCAATAATTCTTCGTGTCCATTGAAATCCTTTGTTCTCATACTTTCTTGCTTTGTCAATTTCATCCATTTGAAATTTACCTCTAGCAAGAAGCATCTTTTGTTGATTAGCTTTTTCTTTAGCTTTCTGTCCCCAGATAGTCATAACACCACCTAGTAAACTTGAGCCAAGCATCGTAAGCATTTCTACGGGTAAGCCAGCAAGCATTTTTCTCTCCCTATTGTCCAGCTAACGGATTTGATAAAGCTCTTTGTAGCTTTGTATCAAATCGGTCTTCTAAATTTTTCATTTCGTCTGTTAAAAAGTCTTGTCTTCTTTGTGCACTTTCTTCTATAGATGTACGTTTTGCATCAAATCTGTCTGAAGCATGCTGTATAAGATTATTAAGATTCTTTCCAGCATCTCCTATCATATACTGAGTGCTTGTTTCTAAATCTGATATTTTACTGTGTACACTTCTATTTAATTCTCTGTTGTCGTTTACAATTTGGTCCATGCTATCTTGTAACTTATACATATCATTTTTCAAATCGGTTTTAATAGTTCTTGCATCATCTTGTGCAACATCTACTAACTCTTTTACAGCATTTAACTCTGTGCTTACAGTTGTTTCAATACTGTTTAGTTTTTCTTCTAGTACATTTAATTCTAAATTAAAACCAGAAAGATCAGGAGCAACGTATGCATTTATCTTTTTCTCCATAGCTACCCATCGTGCATATCCCTCAAAGCCAGCCCATATAGCACCAGCTAGAGTTCCTAACAATGGGAAAATTAATAATAATTTACCACCTTTAACTTTAATACCTTGATATTCTACTTCACTCATATTGTTGTTGTATCATTTCTTCCATTTGTAAGCTTGATCTAACAGAAATGTAATTACCTAATGGATCTGGCAATACATTGTTTTGGTATATATCTTTTGTTTCGTACCAAGAAGGCTGTATCACAGGTTGTTGATTACTGTAGGTAGATATATCTGGGCCTAAAGCATTTACAAGAGCTAATGTTGTCATTTGTGCTACAGAATCATATGCACTGTCCATAGCTATTCTTATTCTTTTTGCTTTTTCATTTTTAGCTATCTGCTCTTTTGTAGGTTTGTTCTCAGCTACTTCTTCTTTTGGCTCTTCAGTCTTTTCTACTTTTTCTACAGGAGCTTCTTCCTCTGTTTCTTTTTCAGCTACTTCTTCTTTTGGTTCTTCTTTTGGTGTTTCCTCTTGTGCAACCTCTTCTTTTACTTCTTCCTTTACTTCTACTGGCTCTGGCTGTTCTGCTGCTACTTCTACAGGTTCTGCTTCAGATTCTGCAGGTTGCTCTACTTCTGTAACTTCTACCGGCTGTTCTACTTCTACCTCTACAACTTCTGGTTCTGATACCGGTTCATTTGCACTCATATCTTGTACAGCTACTTCTACCTCTTGCATAACTTCTTCAAATGTTACAGCTTCTATCTCAATGTCTGGTACCATAACTTCCATTGTTTCCATTTCTTGTGGCATATCTGAAAACATGTCGTTCATACCCATGTCTGGAGCAAGATCTGGCATTTCTATCTCTATCGGCATAGCCATGTCAAAACCTTCTATTGGCATATCCATATCTGCTTCAGGTTCTATCGGTGCTGTATCAAATGTTTCTATTATATCATAAGTTATTATGTCTTCAAACTGCATAGGCTGTACTATTTCTACCCATGTTTCTACAGTTGTTGTTACAACATTATAATTAACTGTATACTGTACATTATCCATATAATAGTCATTATAACCACCAATACTTATAAATACCTTGTCTAAATCTCCTGCAAAATCATACTCACCAGAATAATGCTGTGCTGTACCATCGTTATCTAAACTTATTAGCCCTGTTTCCCATTGAAGAATATTATCATTATATCCTTTTGTTTCAAAATACGTTCCGTATGTATTGTTTGCAGCATTAGCTAAATCTAATTCCCATTCTAGTGCACCTCCATCGGAGATGTGAAACTGTGATATATCAACATACTGTTGAAATGTTGTTAAACTGGAAGATCTGGCTTTACCACACTTTCCAGTATCTTCACCAAATATGGCTGTACAATCAACCATACCGTGAATTGGACCAACCCCACCCCAGTCAATGTCCATATCTCCCTCGTACTTGCTGGTTACGATGCCTGTATCTCCATCGAGAATATCACCTGTTGTTTTGTGTTCAACAGTTGTCGTTGTTTCTGTTACCTCTCTAATATCTCCCTGTACTTCTATCTCTTGAGTTACAGTTGAGCCCTCATCGAGCATTTGAGCATTAGATAAAGAGTAACATGAGAAGAACAGAGAAGATGCCAAGAGCACCTTCATCACTGACGACTTCTTCTGTTTTAACATTCTCTTTTTTCCATTCTTCGTAATCTGGTCGTTTCTCAGGATTATTAGCCCATTCTTTTGCAGCTTCAAGTCCTATTTTTCCTTTGTAAGGGCAGGGGGTGCCTGCCATATCCATAGCTTGAAATATTCTTGCATCTTGACAGAGCATAGCTATGGCTCCTACTTTCATTCCCATACGGTATAAAGCTCTTGATAACTTTAACCTTTCACAATTCATATCTCTTATAGCTGTTCCACCAGCTAAACCAAATATCTGTGTTTGTAAAGCTCCTGTAGCAGCAAAACTACAAACATCTTGGTTGTTTACAACTACTGATGGAGCCGAGGCTGTATTTGGGGTTCTATCAACAGTAGTTGTTCCTGAAACGGTAGAGGAAGTTGATGTTACAGTATCTGCAGCATATGTTTCTAAAGCACAAGCTGAGAATAATAGCACTAAACACAATGCCAAACAGCTTAGTATAAAAACATTTCCTCTCCGTTTATTTTTCATTTACCTATATTTCTGCACATGCATAGCAATTGATTTCAAGACCTACAGATATTTCTTTAATAGATGGTGATTTCCACATGTTGTTACTCCTCGTTGATTGTTACAGTTGGCATAGCTTTTTTTGCTGGCATAAGAACTACACCATGCAACATCTTGCCTTCTACTTCTACTTTTTCTTGCTTTCCCAGTCCTACTCTATCTAACAAAGTCTGGGCAGCCTTCAATCTCAACTCTGCTCGTGGATGTTCACCCACATCATTCATTCCTTCTACTACTCTGTTTATTGCTGTTACTGAGTGTGCAGCCATTTCTGTTTTGGCTGCTTCTATTATCTCATCCGATAATGTCTTTAACACCATGCTTCGTGAAGTCTTACTATATCCTGCTTTATCGAGAGCTACATTGATGTTTCCACCAGTTTCAAACAAATGAGAAAGAAATGATTTCTGCTTGTCTGTTAATTCTTTTTTCTTTTCAGCAAGTATTCCGTTGTGCTGCATTAGTAATTCCAACTTTTTTTTCTTTTAGTGGCAGTAGGTTTCACTTTACCCCCTTTATAATATCCAGCTCTAGGTGTTAATTGATTCATCCGTTGTTGTCTTATCTGTGCATCTTCAACAGGAAAAGGTCTTTGAGGATAACGTAATTCTGCAGTATTTTCTTGATCTAGTGATGAGGGTATTAACAAACTAAGAAAACCAGAAGCTCTTCCTAATGCATTTTTAAATAACCAAGGCACTTTATTTGCTTTAGAATATTTTTCTGTTGCTTTTAATTCTTTTTCTAAATACTCTAAAGTTGCTATCTGTTTTTGTATAAGATTTGAAGGGTATCTAAAAGCTCTAATTTCATCAAAACTACCTATTCTAGGAAGACCTGTTGTCTTTTTAGGAAACTTATCAACACCTATAGAACGCAAACGTCTTAATCTTTCAGCTTCATCAATAAAATTAAATCCTGTTTGTTTTATATATGCTTTGTTTAAAGCTCTTATTCTATCTCCAGTTGTGTTTAGTTTACCATATCCTAATTTACTTTTTATTTTTCTCCAAGCTTTAGGAAGTCTGTAAGCTTTTCTGTACCATTCTATTAAATCTTTTGAATTATTAAAATCAGGTGCTTTTGGTACATTTTTAGGAATCTCTTGCATAACCTATATCTTATCCCCCTGTTCCTGTTGCCAACGAAGATCATGTTGATGAGGTACAAGTAACTCTGGATCGACATTTGGTGTTATTTTCCATTCGTTGCTGTCCTCTGGTGTTCTTCTTGTTGTATCACAACCTGCATATTCTATCTTAATGTCCTCCGGACTGTCTTTTTCAAAGTCTATAATCTTGTCATAATATGGGCCTACCTGTGTTTTAAACGTGTACACCAACATTCTTTGGCAGTTGTCAGCTGATATGTTCTTGGCATAGGGTACAGATTCAAATTGTGTACAGACACCGTGGAAACACATAACTATTGTTGCTACGTAATA